CTTCTGTCATGCCTCCTGCGGCATCCATTTTCTGTCTAAATGTTTCAAACTCTGGATTCATTTTACCTGAAGTTCTTAAAGTATTGTTAAACTCTACTCCAAGTTCATTAAATTTTTCTTGGTTTATACTTGCATTATGTCCTAGTGCAAATAATGAATCTACTGTTTTGTCAAAGTCTACACTTTGTACTGCTTCAAAACTATGTAATAAACTTTCTGTTTTACCAACTATTAATCCATCTGCTCTTACTTGAGACATTTTTAATAATTCTTCATTTAAAGTTTTTAAACCACTCACGTTTGCATCAACATCTTCATTAAACTTTTCTAACATTTTGTTGGCGTCTTTATTGATATATTGCATAAAAGCTTTAAATGCCATAAATACCATACCAATCATAGCAACATATCCCAACATACCTGATAAAAACATTCCTACTCTACTTGCAGCTGTACTTACTGATGTTAACATGTTTTTTACTGCATTAGAGGCTGCCATCCACTTTAATCTAAATCCAGTAGTAACTTTATCTGTTCCTACCGCAACTTTTGTAATAAAACCTTCATAGTCATTACTCATTTGACCAAGAATTTTTTTGAAGTACATTCTTTTCTTATCACTCATGTTTTTAAACATTCCAGCTTCTCTCTTCAATTGTGAATGTAAGTTAGAAATTTGTGCTTTACTTAACTTTTTACCATCAGCCAAAGCTTGACCAATTTTTCCACCTTTTCCTAATCTATCTGCTCCCATCTTAGTTGCAAATTTACGCTGAGAAGGACTTAGATTATTTAATTGATTCATTTTGGTTGCCAATTCAGTTTCTTTTTGTTTTAATCTCTCTATCTCTTTAATCCTAGCTTCGGCAGCTTCTGACTGACGTATTCGTAATTCGGTTGTGCTAGGGATTAAACTTTTAAGGATAGAAGATGCAAATAAACCCATTGCAATTGCTGCATTGGTTGTGTTACCTGCAATAAATTTAGCCATTGGTTCTGCGATAGCAGCAATAGCTGGTCGTACTTTATTTAATAATTCATCAAAAGCGATACCTACCTGTGCTAAAGCATTCGCAGTAGGATCCATAATTTCATTAATCTTTCCAAACTTTTCTTCTGCTTGTCCAAGTACTTCGTTTACAACTGCTTGTGATTTTTGATATATTGAAAGCTGATTTTTATTTAGACCTAGTGCGGCTGCATATTTTGTCGATGCCTCTTCTAGTCTTAATATAATACCTAATTCGTCCAATAGTTCTGGTTCCGCTTTAGTAACACCTCTTACTAATCTGTTGAATGAATCTGTCACATCTCGACCGAGTGCGACTGAAACTGTAAATGCGGCTTCTGATAGTTCTCTTAACTGTCCTGAAGAAAGTCCCGCGGCTCTACCAATAGCTGCGGCTTGTGAAGCTTCTGAGAAACTAATCATTCCTCGAGTAGCTGATTGAATATCTTTTGATAAGGACTGGTACGCGATACCTGTTGCAGCAGCAAAAGCTACTTGTCCTTCTCTTAATACACGAAAGTCTGCCGCACCTTTTAGGAATCTAAAGGCTGCGTCAAGGGCGAATAAGTTTGCGGCTAAAGTAGCGTAGGCAGGAACAAGTCCCCCTGTGATACCTTGGGACATTTTAGAAAAGTTTTTGGTTGTATTAGAAGATGCCTGTGCAGCACCTTTTAGAGAACGGTCGGCTGATTGTGCCGATTTTCTAGTCTTTTTAAGACTATTCCCTACCTTGTCTATTTCCTTTGAAGTCTTTTTAAGATTCTTAGTCTTTGAATCGATTTCAACGGTATGTTTAATTTTAGCCATTATTTACCTTTATCTAGCTCTCGCTTTTGCTTTTGCTGATAGCTCAGCTTGCTTCTGTGAGTCTTTGACTCGTTTATTTATAGAGTTTGAGTTTTCATTTTCTATATGAGCTAAAAAGTAGACGGCTGTGCGTTTGTCCTCGATATCGAAGGTCTCTAAGTAAGTACCTATAGGGCTAAAATCTTTGCCCATATACATACCACTTGCTCCGTCCCATCTATCAGTTAATATACTATGTAACATAAATGATTGTTGGACCTCTAAGGGATAATCTCTCATCTCAGGAGGCATTCTATCGGGATCAGGATCTTGATTCAGTTGCTCGCAGACTGCAAGGTATTTGTCTAAATCAATATCCTCAGAAAACTGTTTCTTTATCATCCCAAGTATTAAACTTACTTGGTCTTGGTAAAATTTTCCAGGTCTCCGACAGTTTCACTTACCCACTCATCGAAATCACTAGAGTTCTTCATAAGTAACTCTGCATTTTCGTTGTTCCAGACTAAAAAGTCTTCTGGGTCTACTTCGCTAATATCTACTAATAGAAGCTCTTCTAAGTATTTATATTTTAAGCCTGACCAGCCTTTTATGATTGCTTTGCAGTATTCAGTTAAGAATTTATCATTATCTAGCTGTTCTTCGTATGCCCTTGTCTTTTTATTGAACTTTTGTGATACACTTTTATTTCTAAGCTTTAGCAATTCTTCTCTTGCTAAATAAGTGAGTTTTACCGTAAATCCTTCCGCTCCGGGAAAGTCTACTCCTACTGTCTTGCTTGGAGTTAACAAACTCTTAAGCGATACTACTGGTGTTTTATTTTCTGTTGTCATTTGTTTATTCCTATTAAAAAAATGTATGGGGAAATGACTCCCCATACACTCAGTTTGTTATTATGCTCCGACGTAAGTAACTGATACTTCGTTCGTAGCGTTTGCTGCTGTTGCTGATGATAAGTCTGATGATAAACCATGGAAGGCTACATCTACAGATATTACATCTGATAAATCATGAGTAGGTAACTCTAAGTGAGCTTTTGGTAATGCTACTGCAACTCGAGGAGTATTACTACCACCGCCGATGTTGAATGTCATTGCAAAAGCGTTAGTGATTACGCCTCTTGATTCTTGTAATTTCTCAAATAAGTCTAAAGACCCATTTGCTACATCATTTAGATAACAAGTGAAATTACCTGAAACCGATCTCGTACCTGTAACATGACCTAAAGGTAAGTTTACTTGTCCGATTGTTTCTGGTGTTAAGTAAGTATTGTTGTTCTCTATAGTGATGTTTCCACCTGTTAGAGTAACTGCAAAGGTTACGTCTGAACTACCTAAAGATCCGACTGTACCTGCTACTTCACTTGCATCATAGACTAATGCTAAGTCTGTTAATTTCTGTCTAATAAAGTTAGAAGTAGTATCTACTCCTTCTCTAATTAAACCTTTCGCTGTTGCTCCTGAAGCTTCAGTATTTAAAGAAGCCGCTTCTTCGATTGTTTTGCCGTTTCCAGACCAACCGATTTGTGCGATTCCTTCAATATCAAAGTCAATTGAAGCTGAGCCTACTGAACAATCTGCTAATTTGTAAATTGTTACTCCGTCAGTACCTGTAGTGTATAGTGCGCTAGTTGCATCCTTTGCTGCTCCAAGAACAAAGTACATATTGAACGATCCAACTTGTACATTGTTTGAGTTTGCAAAATCAAAAACTTGACTATTTGTTCCACCGAAAGCGTCTCCGCCGCAAGCTTTATCATAGTCTGTTGCTCCCATAGCTGCCCATAAAGGGCCTTCTACTGCAAAATGTTTTGCTGCATCGGCATGGTCGCCTGATACATATTTCGCGTTACTACCTGACTTTGTAGGTCTCATGTAAGTGTTAAAACTCCACTCTGCTGGTGCAAAAGAGTCGGTGAACATTGCTCTACCTCTCTTACTGTAACCAGCGGATGTTGCCGCTTCACTTAATGTTATTTCTGAAGTATTTGTGCCTTGGCTGAAAGAAAATCCATCCAGTACAGGTATCTCATAAAGAGCTGTCTGTGCTGTTGTGCCATCTTCTGACCATTCCATAAATACTTTGGTATCTCTACTAAAGAAAAATGCCATTTTTTATATCTCCATTAATATCGAATCTCTACGGTGATTTCTCCTACACCAAGAGGTTCTAATACGCCTTCATCTGTATCTACAGTTAAGATTGAAGTCTGTACTGTAGACTGAGATGCTCCTGTTGAATCCGTGTAAGTTAATGGATCATTATCCTCTAACACGGTTTCTACATCTTCTAACAATTCTTCGAGTGCGTGGATAACATCATTGTCATCCGACACATAACATCGAACTGTAATTCTTAAAAATCTAAATCGAAAGCCACCGCCATCGTATTCTCTCGTTTCGCTTCCAGCTCCTATATGGATAGTTGGAAACTCATTCACTTCGTCCCAAAATTTGAGTCGCCTTTCTACTTTACTAACGGAAGTTCTCATTGGAGGGCTACCGTTTATCTGCGTTTCTAACGCTACTGCTAAGGCTTCGACTATGGCTCTGCGACGCGACGAATATTTTCTTGCTAGTGCTGAGTCCATTATACTCTCCTTACTTTGAGGAACTTATCCCCTATTATACTTTGTGCTATTTCTCTAACACTTTCTCCAATTATCTTTCTTGGGTCTCTTGCTGTACTACCTTGTTTATAGCCTGGTTCAAACGTTTGATAAGGAAATTTATCATAAGTATAGTCTACTTGTACACCACCTCTTGGCCCGACCATTACTGCTGTAGGTTCTACACTATTGGCAAATCTACCACTTCTATACACTAATGCTCCACCTTGTCCCATTCTACTTGCTACTACTTGTGGAAGTTGTGCTTCTAACATTGCTTGTAAATGCAATGGACTTTGTGCTGTTTTTGCTTTTTCTACTGATCTTTTACCAGTTTTCTTATATTTAGCAC